CATCGTATGATAGCGAACCCTTAAAAATATCATTTTTATGAAGGTCACATCGACGTTCAAAAAAAGATTTTATAATTGTATGTAATCAGGAAGGAACCCCGATGTAAACGGTCAAAAACATTGTTTATTCCCATTTAACTTAAAATGTAAACTATGATTTCACACTTTTTTCTAATACTTTATCTTTTATTAATACTATTTGGTCGACATTTGTTGCACGAGATAAACAAACATATAACATATTTTCTTCAAATTGATTATTAAGTACAATAAAAATTTTATTACTAAGGGTTAAACCTTGGCATAAATGACATGTTAAAGCATTAGCCATTTCCATTTTATCCTTATTGAATTTACTTTTTTCAATTATTTCTATTTCATTGTTTGCATAGAATCGACCATCTTTATCAAAATTATCCGTATACTTAATTTTAATAGAATCGCCAGTATCAATACTAGAATTAAATAAACTAATTTGTTCGTTGGTTGGACATAAAATTAAATCATTGATTGTATATTCTGTGATACAATCGTTAAAACTAATAGTTTTAAACATATCTAATTTAATATCTTTATTTTGTTTACCTCTAATACTTTGTAAATATTCAGAGAATTTTAAATCATTTCCTTGTCTATGGTTCTTAGTCAAATGTAAATAATAAGAATCTTTTTTACTAAATTTATAATCTAAAAATGATTTTGCTTTTACTGGATTTAATTGAAAAATTTCTTTAGTTTTATAATCAAAATCTCCAACAATAAATAAATTAATATGGTAAAGTTTACATGCTTCTACAATTATTTTAATATCTTTGTCTGAAATCATTGTTGCTTCGTCTAAAACTACTGATGTATAATATGTCAATTGTTTAGCATTTTGTTTTAAATTAAAAAACAATGAATGATAAGTATACGTATCGATATCATAACTATTACCAAATTTTACTTTCAAATTATTATTAGGAAAGCATACACAAAAATTATTAAGTCTTTCATCTGCGGATCCCTCAAAGACATTTAAAAATCTAGTTGTTTTACCACACCCAGCGCCACCACTAATAAAATTTACTTTTTTATAATTAAGTTTAGCATCTGAAAAATCAATCAATGTACTATTATCAAAAATATCAGAACATGGAATTAAATCAAAATTATTGTAAGTTTTGAATTCATTTTTTTCTATTTTAAAATCTCCTAATTCGTGACTAATATTGAAGATTGAACCATAATCTTTTTTAGTGATAATACAATCTACCTTAATACATATCATGTCTTTTTCATCAATAAGTTTAATTTTTTCTAAAATATTAATAAAGGCATATGCAAGGACAAAAGAACTAATATGGCATCTATTAGATAAGTTCATTTTTTCAAATTGATATTCAACACATGATTCATCATATCCCATAATATCTTCATTACAATAATGTAAAATATCTTTTAGTTCATCATCATTTTTATAAGAACAAAAGATTTTTTTAAATCGTTGTTGTGATTGCATAACACCAAAAAGTTTATTATAATGTTTACTTTTAATGGCATTTTCGCTTAACTCTATATCTTGTATAAATTCTGAACAAGCAATAGTTAAACAATCAAAAGAACATCCATTATCTAAAGCCCAACATAAAATAGGAGTTGGATATGTGTAACCATCAATAAAATATTCTAATGATTTAATAACAGGATTAGTAAATTTAAAATTATCACATTGAATAAATCCAACTTTTGAAACTAATTTTTTAATATCATATGCTCCAGTAATTTTATAAAAGTTCATTTTAGATGTCGCAAGAAATTTATATTGTTCATAATATTTATTAAATTTGTAAGATGCATAATTTTTATTGGCGTCGTAACAGTAATAAGAACTTACATCAACTTTTTCTAATTTAGGTTCTTTATTAGTTCTAATTGATGGTTCATAATCATCTAAACTACTATTAATTTTTTTACATACTTTTTTATCATCATCAATATTTTCAATCCACCATTTTTCAAAAACATTATGATTAGAGTTTTGAACAAAATTAAATAATTCAGTATTTGGATATTCATACATTTTATTGAAAGTTAATTTATTATTATTAAGAAAATGATATTGTTCAATATCGTAATCATTACAAATATTATACTCTCCAAAATCTTTATCTTTCATACTATCTGATTTATAAATAAATGAATCATCGTAAAAATATTTAATTTCACCATCGCCAGTTTTTTGTATTATTTTCCATCCTTTATTTTCATAAAATGCTTGTTTAACATTAGGTACATAAACAATTTCTTTTTTCTGCATGTCAAAAAATTCAGGATTAAATTTTTCTACATGGTCATTTTCTGTTACAACTAAAGAAATAGTTTTATTTTTACTGTTATAGATGTGTTCAAAAATTTGTTTGTTTAATTTGTTATAAATTTTGATATTAATTTTTAATGTGTTACATATTGTTTTAATGTCATCAAAATTAACGCCATTTTCTAAATATTGTTCATTTAATTCATCTATTTTTTTTTGAAATTGAAAACTTAAATTTTCTTTAACAACTGACATGACACAATTATATAAACCATGTTTAAAGTTATGATAATATTTTTGTCCTTGTTGAATTGGCACTAAATAAAATTCTACTGAAATATCATCGATATTACCGTAATATTGATATAAATGAAAATCTAATCTATTTTTGAATCCTCTTCTTGTCCATGTATTGTAATTTTTCCATTTTGAGAAATCATGAGGATTATAAATGTTATTTAAATTAAAAGTTTTTTTACCTTTTGAGAATGTTAAATCTGGTTTAGCTGTTCCTAATCTATTAACTGTTCTATACATATTAATAAAGATGTAACTATTTTTATAATTGGGATATAAAACCCTTAATGTTTCAAATGCTTCATCGCGTGTAAATACTTTATATTTTTTGATAATTTGTTTTTTTAACTGTTTAATATTTGTTTTTAATTCATTAAATTTTTTACTTCCTGATTTTCGTTTTAAAAATTCCCGTAAATAAAAATCACGGTTGAAATCCTCGATTGTTCGGGTTTTATAAAGTTTCTCAACTAACTTATAAATTTTTCCTAGACCTTTTTTTTCAAATTTTAATTTTATATCATTCATATAATAATACTAGATATTTTTTTTTTAAATGTTTTTTTTTATATATTAAATTATTCAATATGAATATTTAGTATATAAAGGATTTTAGACAGCTACATTTTTTAAGGCTTCTAGCCTTGCAAGGTTTTCCCTAGTCTGTTCTCGTCTTAGTGCTTGGTATATTCGTTTTTTCTCATTATGCGCTTTTCTGAATTCAGGGTCTAACATCTGTTTTTCATATAATTGTTTTTGGTACTCATTATATTTTTGTCTGTTATTATTTCTGTAATTATAAATTGACGCTTTTTGTGACTCGTGATAAGTTCCTTTATTTTGTTTAACTTCGGGTAAATTCTCCATATAATATAACTAGATTTTATTTTTAAATATCAATCTATAAATATTGATATTTAAAACAGAAAAAAACTATACTTTTTTTTACAGTCCAAACTTTTTTTTATATTCTTTTATGTTAACATTGATATCAGGACTGGCTCCCCATAAAACATACCGGCTTAAACTTCCAGCGTTTACCTTCGTCCAGTCTTCATTAACTTTATGACGCTTCAAATAATTAGTTCTTTTTACTTCATCGCCATGGTCAATATATGTTCTACCAATTGAAGATCCAAAATTAATTTTACGACCATCTATAACCGCCGTATAACGTTTTCCTTTAACATTTGATTTTGTTATTTTCATTATTAACTTAAACTAGATTTTTTTTAAATGTGATTTATCAATTTTTAAGGCTTTACCACCCATTAATACGCTATATAATCGAGCCATTCCCCATTGTTCAGGAGATTTAACAGAACTACGGACAGATTGAGGATTAGAAAAATAAGCGCCCCTACCTTTATCAACTATTGTATTTAATCCACCTTTTTGATAACCTGTTATTTTACTAATGTCTAAAAGTGAATGCGATTCGTTAGGATTAAAACCAAATTTTTTATTGAATTTATTTTTATAAGTTAAAAACATGTTTATATATAATAGTTGATAAATTTATTTTCGATTTGCTCTAATTTTAGCTTTTAAAGTTTTTGATACATGTTTAACCATTGAAGCCGGTACAACTAATTCACCTTTATGCGCGAGGATTGCGCCAGTTTGCTTCACCATACCTCCTTTTTTAAAAGGAATTAAAGATCCGGCGGCGCGACCTAGACTAGAGCCAATTTTACCACCACTTTTTCCACCATATTTTTTTCCTACGGCACCACCTAAAGCGCCACCTATCATTCGTCCAAACAACCCCATTATTATATAACTTAGACTAGAAATTTTTTTAAATTAATTTTTTTTCTATGGCGAATTTAACAATCCTTTTGATTCAGGTTTATCAAATGTTGATGGTATTATAGGTTCTACATAATTTTCTCTTAATTGGTAACCATATCCCTTATCTCCACCAGTAAAAAATTGATATTTTCTATTTTCTGATTTAGGTTCATATTGCCCCGTTTTATCATCAAAATAATAATTAGGACTTTGAGACTTTAACGTATATTTTCCCGTTCCTATATTATAATCATAATCAGCTTCATTTTCAGGTATTATAATTTGTTCCATTTTTCTCGTACGTATATTATAATGCATTCCAGAAATGTTATCTATATTTGAACTACTATCATCTAATATATTGTCAATAATTACATCATCTAATAAAGTATTTGTTGATTTTACTTCTATTAATTCATTAACTTTTTCTTTCTTTGGTCTTCCACGTGATTTTTTAACAGCTGATACAGCTTCTTCAAATGTTGGTAAAATAATAGGACCTTTTACTTTTGTACCTTTTATTTCACCTAATAATAAAGCTTGTTCAAAATTAGGTAAAGTAATAGGACCTTTTACTTTTGTACCTTTTATTTCTTCCATTAAAATTTCAGCTTTATCAACTAAATTATTATTATGAATTTTGTCATCTAATAAAGTATTTGTTGATTTAACTTCTTTAAACACGAAATCATCGCCAGCGGGTATTTCTCCAAAATCAAGTTCACTAAAACCGGCGTCTGATTCAAATTCATCATAACTTTTTTTTATATTTTCTAATCGTTCACTAAGTTTTTCATAAAAAAGAAATAATGATGGTTCATCTTTCGGTATCGTTCGGTTTATTTCCATTAATTTTTTTTTCAATCCATTATATTTTTGCACGCTATATTCATTATCTAATATACTCATATTATTATCTAATATTCTCATATCTCTTAGTATCTCATCATATAACCCTTTTTGTTGTAGTTGTGTTACTTTACTTTCAAGTTGTTGTTCTTTTGATTTCAATACATCTAATTGTCTATTAAATATTCCTGTATCTTGACCTGAGAACATTTGAAGAGGTACTTGATTTTGTGGTAATAAAGAACGGGATACATCTGTTATAAGCATAGGTTTATTTATTTTTTTATCAATACTTTCTACTTTTGGTTGTGGGGTAGGTTGTAATCTTTTATCAATTTTTCTTACAGATGCTTCAGCTTTTTTCGCTTTAGTAACTGGTTTTTTTATAGCTTTACGAGCTTTTGGTTTTTTTGTTTTCTTTACTTTTGTCATATAATAAACTAAAGAAAATAATTTAAATCTTTTTATTTATTCGGGCTTATTACAATTTATAGTTATTGTTAGTTGTTTAAACATTTCATCTAAATCTTTTTTCTCTTGTTTGTTTATTTTATAAATTAAATATTCATAGTAATCATTTTTTTCAGTATTTAATGGGTTATATTTTATATATAGTGCATACAGTTCTTTTTTAGTTAACATTGAATATGTTTCTTTTATTTGTTCCATTGATACTAATTCTTTATCGCCTATAGTTTTATAAACTGGTTGTCCGTCCTTCCATTCAATATCATAATTTATACGATCCATAAGTGATATTTTATCAAATTTTTTAAACATTTATTATTATACTTAAGAAATTATTTAAAAAAATTCAATATTGGTATTTTAGACGTTATAGGAGGTTGTGGGGGTGCCATCGGTGGAACTCTTGACTTAATCTTTTTAACTATTTCTTCCATTGGTGTTTCATCATCAGAAACTTCATCTAAAACCTTTTCTTTTTTAATTTGTTTTTTCTTAATTGATATCGCTTTTTTAACAATTTTTTCATCTAGTATGACTCGTTCCATTGCTTCTCTTTCGGCTTTTTCTTCTTTTTTCCGTTGTTGTGCTTCTGCTAGTTTTTCTCGCATTTTTTGGGTATTTAATTTCTGGGCTTCTGATTGGATTCTTTTCTTTTTTTGTGCTTGTGTTTCATCTGAAAAAACTTGTTTTTTCGAAGTAATGCCTTTCGGCGTTTCATCTTGCGGTTCTTCTTTTGGTGCTTGTTTCATTTCTACTTTGGTGTCCATTTGTTTCTTGGGCATCTGTTTGATTTCAGGTTTCTTATTTACATTTGGTTTAACTGCTTCAATTGGTTCATCATCGCTATCATCGGGTATAGAATCGTTAGATAAAACATAATTTTTAAAAGTTTCTAAAATTTCTATAGTCTTTTTTTTAGAAGGCATTATTATATAATTAAGTTTAGAAAATAAGTTTAGAAAATAAATATCTGATTGTAATTAATAAACGAAATGTCAAGTACATACGACGAAACAATTTTAATAAATTTAAACAGTATCAACGCTATACAAAATAATGGCTCTTATTTATCAGACGTATATTTTAATTTCAAAAATATAATAAGAGATGTTGATGATATATTAGAAATTCAGGTATCAATAGCTAATGCGCAAATACCATATAGTTTCTATAATATTAATGTGTACAACAACGTGTTAGCGATTGATTACAACGGAACACCATATACATTAACTTTGACTAGAGGTAATTATAATGCAACTAATTTAATAACCGAATTAACTACTCAATTTTTAAATAATGGTATCACAGTAATTATAACCATTAGTAGTATTACTGGAACAATACAAATCACAGTTAGTTCAGGTACATTACAGATTTTGAGTAGTGGTTCAACCATCTATAAAGTTTTAGGTTTAGAAATTGGAACAAATTATACGGCGCCATTTACCGCATTATATCCATTGAATTTATTAGGAACTTTACGATTAAGAATTTGTTCTTATGAACTAGTAACATATAATTTAGATTCATCAAATATGACGAGTTTAAATTGTTTAGCATCTATACCTATTGAGGCTTCAACTTTTGGTATTATACTTTATGACAACATAACAAACATAAAAACAAGATTAAATAACCCACAATTAGATGGATTTGACATATTAATTTTAGATGATGATTCAAACCCTGTAAATTTCAATAATGTTCCGTGGTGTATATCAGTTTTAATTACATTAACAAAAGAAAGACAGGTAAAAGATAAAACTAATTTTTATGATTATGTAAAAGCGTTTCAACAACTAGAGACGCAAAAGGTGCAAGAGACAACTGATGGACCACAACAAGAGACAGAAGAACAGCAACAACAGCAACAAATAGAACAAGAACCAATTCAAGGTAATATAACAGATGATACATCCCTAGATCTTTTATTATATAATAATGGTATTGATCCTAATACTGGCTTACTGAAATAGAAATAAATTAAATTAAAAAAAATATTTTCTACTTTAATTTATAATAATAATGTCTGAATTCGGTCTTCCTAATACTGTTAACTATCAAGAACAACTTCAAACCCTTCCAAAAAATACTCAATGCATAAATATCGCAACAGCCCCCTCAAATGGGTCCAGCTTTGTGAGTGGAAACCAGATTTTCTTCGACGTAGTAAATCGTGGGTTCCTTGATGCGCAATCCATGTACTTATCATACACCTATACTTTAGCCGGTGGTTTATCAGCAGAAATCATCGGAACCCCGGTCTACCAAGCATTCAATCGCTGTGAAGTAAGCATTGGAAGCATAAATATTGATCAAATTCAAAATTACAATTTAGTGATGAATACCATCATAAATAATACCTTTTCAGTTTCAGAAAAATATGGTCAACAAATTGGACTTGGATATTTTAGATCTGATACCGCAGGAGGTGTGCCTTCATTAGAACAGTTAGATGGTCATTTATGTATTAGTGCCACAGAAACAGGAACATTTACCGCTCCTTTAATGACTATCTTTTCAAGTGCTGAAAAATTAATCCCACTTTTTGCGATGGGTGCCGTTCGTATAACTTTAACAATGGACGCTATAGCCAATATTTTTACTACAACTGTAGTGCCTACAGGTTACACTTTAACTAATATGGTTTTAAGATATAAAGTCATAGATTTCGGTTCTGATGTTGAACAAGCCATTAGAATGTCAAATCCTAATGGTTTAACCATCAAAACTCAATCATTTTCATCAGCATCAACCACTCTTGCAGCAAATACCACCGGCTATAACGAATTAATATTTAACATGAGATATTCGAGCATTAAGGCTTTGATTGCAGTTAATGGTAATGCTACCGCAGCATCTAATAAGCAGTTTGATTCAGTTGATTTAACATCGTCAAACGGGGATTATTCCTTTAGTGTAAATGGAGTTATTTACCCACAAAAACCACTCAATACAAAAACTAATAAAACCGAAATATTACAAGAATTAAGAAGTGCGTTTGGTAGTATCTTCGATAAAAATAATTCATGTTCTATTAATTCGTTGGAATATTCATACCAAACTACACAAGCTACATCGACTTATCAGACACCTTCTAAATTTTTTGTTGGGACATCTTTAGAAAAAATGAACCATCATAGTTTATTAACTGGAGTTAGTAGTAGCGATTCTCCCATCAGTTACCGTATAAATACTGGTACTTCTATTGGTACTTCTAACTCAACAGTATCTTTAATCGTAAATTATGATGCTTTAATTATTGTTGACCCTAACACTAAACAAACTGTGGTAAAAGAATAAACTAAAAAAAATAATATATAGATTAATGTAATGCAAATAATTAAAAATAGTAAACCAAAACTTGAACCCCCTGAAATGCTTTGTGATGGCGGACTTCATGAGAAATTAAATAAATACGAATTAACTAAATTTCTCAATGAACATTCAACAACATTATTTATTGGCGCCCCGAGAAGCGGTAAAACTAGTTTATTAATTTCACTCATTAAAAAACCACTGTCGAGGGTCTGGCATAACATATTTTTATTTCAACCAATTGAAAGCGGAGCCTCGATTAAAAATAGCCCTTTTGATAAACTACCTGAAGAAAAAATATTACATGAATTAAATCCTGAGACGTTGGGAGGAGTGATGGATTACATCAAGGCAGAAGATAAAAAACATAACAATTTAATAATATTCGACGACATGACAGCGTATTTAAAAAATAAGGATACATTAAACATGTTTAAAGAACTGGTTTTCAATCGGAGACATATGAGAACAACTATATTTTTTTTAGTCCAAACTTGGCATTCAGTACCTAAGGAATTACGTCGTCTTTTTTCAAACATTTTTTTATTTAAAAGTTCTCATGATGCAAATAAATTATTGTTTGATGAAGTATTACCAATTATTGATGAAGAAAAAAGAAACGCTATTATAAAATTAGTCTATGATAAACCATATAAATTTTTGTTCATAAATACAGGGTCTAATAGATTATTTGATTGTTGGGATGAAATTTTATGGGATTCAAGTAACATAGAATGAAAAAAATTAAATAAAATTTCTACTACCATTTATATATCATGGTTTTTAACAGTCTATCAAGTAAAAGTAAACATATGTTTGGTAACGGTTTAACAAATTTAAGAGGTGGAGCTATGCATTTAAGCAAATTTTCATCAGGTGCAAAAATGGCTGGTGATCTGGCGCAACAAGCAAGTCAACTTATAGACCCTTCAGGATATCGTGGATCGGCTGGTCAAGTTTTAGATACAGGAATTGAACGAGCTAAACGCTTACAAAAAGGAGTAAATAAACTATATAATTACGCTAAATAAATACTTTAAATTTTTTTTCTAATATAAATTATAATAAAAATGTCTAATAAAAAATCTTATAATATTATTTTTAATAGTCAAAATAAAATCAGTAATATTACATCACTTAGTAACTGTACTTTCGGTTTCGATTGGTCACTTATCCCCGACGATTGTTACCAAGTGCATTTTACATTTGTTACAAAACTTATGAATTTAAGTACTGCTGATTTAGGAATTATTAACGTTAATTTAGGTTCATCAACTGTTTTTCAAGCATCAAATAAAACATCCGCTATTACAACTAATTTTTTAGGAATTGCTAAACCATACGTAGCAAGTACAACCGCCTATTTACTAGCTGAAGATAATACAAACCCGCCTATTTATATTAATCATCGTCCAACTGATTCATTTGTAAACATTATAATAAATGGTTCTGATAATTCTACACTTTTCGCGCCTACTACTGGTTCTATGGTTGATTGGGTTTTACATATGCAATTAGTACCTGTTGGTTGTGAATAAAAATGTTTAATTATTTTCTTATCTTTATTAATATAAGAAAATGAATAATTACTCAAACAATGCGCGAAGTATGAATGGATTAAACAACATAAACGCAAGTGGCGGAACTTTTGATGATATTACAACTAATACTTTAACTGTTAATTCATCGGCTAAAGCCCCAACCGTTTCGGCATTATCAAATGATACAAATGTAGCAACAACCGCATGGGTTACTTCACACGCTGGTGGAACTTATGTTACTACAAATACAACTCAAACCTTAACAACTGGTATAAAAACATTTACAAACTTACCTGAATGTTCTACAAGTGCTTCAACTGGAAATCAACTAACAAACAAGACCTTTACAGATGCTACTTATGTGGCTCTTACTGGCGCTCAAACGATAGGCGGTATTAAGACTTTTACATCATTGCCCCAATCATCGGCTGTTCCTGTACTTGGAGACGAATTAATAAATAAAAGTTTTGGCGATGCGAATTATGTAAGTGGCGCTGGTTTTGTTACTACAAATACAACACAAAATATTACAGGTGCTAAAACTTTTACAACGAATACATTAAAAGCAGAAGCAGGTGTTACAATTAAAAATGGAGCAAGTGCTCAAACCGCAACTCTAACTCAAAATGCTACAACTTTAGATGTGATTGGTGCGGGTGATATATCTATAAACCCAACAAATGATTTTAATGTTGTTACTGGAACAGGCAAAGATATAAATATTTCGTGTCCTTCAACCGCTCTTCTTCCTTCTACTCAAACCTTTGCTACTGGAATAACAAATACTTCTTCGTATATTGCTTTAGAATCACCTACTATTTATATAACAGGTTTAAGCACTCAACCTAATTTAATCATTAGCGGAGGTTTTGGAACTATTTATGGGTTGAAATTTACAAGAGGGGGGACAGCATTAGCAGCTATTAATCGTATTAATTGTTCTTCTACAAATGATACTTTATATTTAGAGGTAAATAGTGGAACTCAATTAACCGTAACTAATTCAACAGTTTCAATTGCGGCGGCGGCATCTATAACAGGAGCTACGACGATTGTGGGAACAACCAACATCAATACAACAGGAACATCGGCGACCAACATTGGCAACGCAACAGGAGATATAGATATTATCGGAGATACAACATTAAATCAAACAACATATCCTTCAACTAATACATTACAAATTGGTTATACAATCACAAAAACATTTGCTACTACTGTGTTAAGTGATACGACAGGAACATATAGTATGGTTGGTTCAGGTCAAGCGTTAGGAACAAACAAGGGGGTTTATCTTATAACGTGTGGTTTTGAATTGACAAATAGTGGAAGTGATACTATGAATAATAAAGCAGTTGTTTTATCTCTAACAACCGCAAGTGGAACGCCTGTAAATGCTTTTGGAGCGTGGGAATATTATGATGAAATTAATGATAGTATGGGAGCAGGTGGAACGAGATTTATTGGGACTTTATCTGGTGTTTATATAAAAACGACAACATCGGCACAATCGCTATTTTTAAACGGATATTCAAATACATCTGGTTCTGTTACTATATCTTGCACCGGAAATTGTTCTATAACAAGAATTGGATAAAAATATAAATAAAACTTTTCTAGTTTAAATTATATAATTATGTCTGAAATTGCGCCTTTTATACAACCAAAAAACCAACTCTATAGAGATATGAAACGATGCGAAATTATAAATAAAATATTTGATAGATTAGCCAAACTACCTGAAATTAAAAATTTCAAAGAAGATCTGGAATTTTTGAATTTTACATGTCAGATCGTAGAACATTCGTTTGAAAAGAAAAAATATAAATTTGATAAAAAACAAATTGTATTAGATGTTTTTACTAAATTGTTTGGAACTATAAATAAAGAATTAATTGAAAAAAATATACAGTATTTACATGATAATAAAAAGATTAAAAAACTAGGATGTATTAGCATCTGGTTCGGATGTTTTTCTGAATGGTGGATGAGAAAAGTTGCATGAATAAAAGAATTTGTTATTAACTATATACAAAATTATTTAATGGATAAGTTTTGTAAAAAATATAAGTTGAGCGAGCAATTAACGCTTATTATAAATGTTTTATCAAATATAGATAAAATGAGCGTTGTTCAATTGACTATTTCACAAGCCGGAATTTATAAATATTTGTTATGGTGTATTTATATTTTGTTTATCGTCTGAAGGACTTAGGATTTAGTTTATTTTCTAACTTTTATTAATATGGAAGTTAAAAAAAAAATCTTTAGAAAATTTCACGGATATGAAAACTGTAGATTATGTAAAGCATTAGAGAAAGAAGAATGGGAACCTCATCTTAGAGATATGTTTAACATGTGTATTAAAGAAAATGATATTGTATTAGATTGTGGCGCACATATTGGATACCATACTTTACAAATGTCAAAACTAGCGCAAAAAGTTTATTCTTTTGAATGTAATCCTAGAACATATTTATATTTAAAACAAAATACACAACATTTAAAAAATGTAGTAATCAATAAATTAGGATTATCTGATATAATAGGTACTACAACCATAAATTATTGTGATGAAGAAAATACTGGAGCTTGTGGTTTAAATGATAATCCTATGGGAATACCTGCACAATTTCAAAGTATAAAAAAAGAAATAAAAGTTAATTTAATTACTATTGATTCATTACAATTATTAAGGGTAAATTTTATGAAAATAGATGTTGAAGGATATGAAAGAAAAGTTATTGACGGCGCTATTCAAACAATTCATAGATGTAAACCCATAATGGTTATTGAAGTTTGGAAAAATCACAATGGAGAAAGTGATATTGAACATACTAAAACTTTATTTTCTGATTTACTTAATATTTATGATGTTATACGTCTTTTAAATACTCCTGATTATTTATTTATTCCAAAAAAATAATCTAGTTCCTTTATATGGATGAAAACAAAGAAAAGGCTAGTTTAGCATCAAAAAAATATTATTTGAAAAATAAAGAAAAGATTAAAGAACGAATGAAAAATTACTATAATAATAATAAAGAAAAAATTATAGATACTTGGAAAAATATTTATTATATAAATAATAAGAGAAAAATTCAAAAACAACGAAAGATCAATTTACTTTTTAAAAGTGGTTTAATAACTGATAAACAAACAGCGATTAAAGAATATTGCACTGTACATATTGAACGTAATATAAGAGTAGAATTTTAATTTAGTTTAGTTTATTTTCTAATTATTATTAATACATGAAACCTGAATATCAAACTTTTATAATTAAAAATCAACAATTTATTGATGATTTAAATAAATATGAAATACCAGTTGTTATTGATACAACAGTACGAGAAAAAGATTATATAATTGTTAATATGAAAAATGTTTATTATGGAACCTTTCATGATTTAGTAAAAAAAGGATTAATAAATATTTATGGTGTTCAACATTATGTAAATTATTATTGACCTATTAAAAAATAGTTTTTTATATAATCAAATTTATTTATTATAAAATTAACTTGTAGTCTTTCTTCTTTTAATTCTGTTAATGTTACTAAATGACGAAATTTTAATCCTAAGTCATTTTCATTTTTTAATAAATTTCTATATATTTTTATTTGTTGATTAAGTTCAAAACGTTTGTTTATGACTGCTTGTTTTTGATTTTGAATGTCCATATAATATAATTTAGATTTTTTTTTTATTAAAATAAATATCTAGATTTTTCTTTAAATACTAAAATATTTAAAAAAACATTTAAAAAATAATTTCTAATATATAGTATATGAATACTAAATATACTGAGTGTGATTGTTGTATGAAAGGTTATTTTGAACCTAATGAATTCGGACTTTGTCATTGTTCTTGCAGTGAATGTTGTAACCTAATATCAATTTGTTTATATAATTGTAAATATTATAAAAAGATAATAAAAAAACAATTAAAAAAAATCTATACTATTGTAATGAGTGAGTTATTACAATATGGGAAAACTACAATTAAAATACCTGAAAAAATGATGCTATTAAAAAATGGTAAAGAAACTTTACAAGATGTTATAACAAAAACTGGTAATTTAACAACCAGAAATAAAGAAAAAAGTCTTAGATTTGAAACTACTAAATCAAATACTATTTCTATAAAAACTGTTCCAGTAGAAATAAAACCAGTTGTTGAAATAAAGAAAAAAGAAGAACCTAAAGAAAATGATGAAGATAAAAAAGTAAGAGAATATGAAAAAGAAAAAAGTAGAACTAGAGGATTAATTGATGAACATTTAAGAGTAAAAGATTATATTGGATTATTGAACAATAAAACAATTAATTTTAATGATAAGCAAAACATGTTGCGAAATTTAAGTTTTAAAGAATTAAAAGAATTAACTTTTGATAAATTATCAGAATTTGTAAAATTTAAAAATATTAAAGTTGGCGATATATGTTCAGTTTATTTAAATAATAAAAAAGCGCTTGGATATTGCGTTAAAAAAACTGCTAAAACTTTAACTTTTGAAAAAATTAAATTATTAGAACATGATTTTATAAAAATGGATGAATTTGACTATGAAGGAAGGAAAGATTTTGGACGAAATGAATATTATTATTATATCGATGGACCGTCTGTTGATTCTTCAAAATATCATGTTGTTAGATTTAAAACAGAAGAAGAAGGATTAAATGTTTATAATAATCCTTGTGTAATTAGATTAATAGGAAATACACATAACACATTTTAAAGTCGGTTTCATAGTGTAGTCTGAGACATACAGAGCCTTAAGGCGTGTGAAATCATAGTTTACATTTTAAGTTAAATGGGTTATAAAAGCCGTTTACATTTTAAGTTAAATGGGAATAAAACAATGTTTTTGACCGTTTACATCGGGGTTCCTTCCTGATTACATACAATTATAAAATCTTTTTTTGAACGTCGATGTGACCTTCATAAAAATGATATTTTTAAGGG